ATCGCCCAGCGTCGGACGATAGGTGTGCATAGCGCCAGGCGTGGTCAGGTGGGTCGTCTGGACCTCGCCGAACGCCTTGCCGGGAGGCGTGAACTTCACGACCTCGGCGATGGCCGTATAGATCTGCGGCGAGCCCCCGTTGCCGAGCTTGAAGCGGGTAAGATAGCCGATGTCGGCGGCGGAATCGGTCATGGCGTCGGCCCTCCTCAGGCCAGGGTGTGATGGACCCGAAAGTCCAGGCGGTTACGGAAAGGGTTGTCGGGAGCGTCGGCGGCGCCGGACTCGTTCTCGTCGATCAAGAAAATGCCTTGGATAGAGACGCCGCCATGATCGAACCTCGCGCCTTCAAGGCGGGCGATGACGGCCTTGGCGACGCGGTCGGTTCCGTCTTCGTCGCGGCCCCAGCAGTCAATCTGGACGCGGGACGACACCAAGGCCGTGCCGCCCGACAGACTGCGAGCGCGAGGCGCGCTGACGACGGAATAGGAGATGGCCGGTAGACCCGCGCCCTGATCGCGCATGCCGGGCGTGATGCGGTCCACCGGCACAAGCGCCAACACTCCGGCGCCCGAGGACAACCAGCTATAGAGAGCAGCTTTCATAAGCGGGTCACCCCTTTGAGGCGCGGGTGTTGTTCTTGGCCGCGACGGCGCTGATCTCGGCGAACAGGTCTTTGCCGATGCCGTCCAGCAGCGCCATCGCACCGCTGTCCCAGGCTGGCCGAAGGAAGGGTGACGGAGCCGCGCCGGGGTGGTGGACGACGGCGGTGGAGACGAAACGCCCGTCGATGGTGAAGGTCATGACGCCGTTGACGTTCGACGCCTTGGCGAAAATGGTGTGAGGCGCGGTGCCGAACTCGACCAGGTGCGCCTTCCGGCCCGGCTTCGGCCCGGCGAAGATCTCGACAGTCGAGAGCTTGGGCTCGCCCTTGGGCCGCACTGGCGTGACGATGATGTCCTTCTTCAGGTCTCCGAACACTCCGTCTGGCGCGCGTTCCGACGCATCGGCCGCAATCGCCTGAAGCCGCGCCGTTCCCACCTTCTCCAGCACCAGAGCGCCTGCCGCGTGAGAGATTTCCAGAAGGGCCCTCTCGACCTCCTTCAGACCTTCAATCCTGAAGGTCTCGGCCATGCTTCTTCTTCGGCGGGGCCGGCGACGGCGCCGCGACGATGCTCGCCGCGCCCGCCTTGACCACAGCGCGAGCCACGGCGTCATCGACCGAATAGGGCTGGCCGGGAAGGTAATCGACGGTCTGCCGATCGTTCAGGGCCAGCCCGTAGCGGCGGTTGAAAATCACCTGTTTCATGGGGCGCTCCTCGGTGTGTCTGTCCGCGCTGTCGCGGTGAACTCCAGATCGACGCGGGTCCCGATCTCCTTCACGCCCGAGATATCGTAGGAACGTCCGTCACAGACGATCCATGCCTTCGGGTCGATGCTGGCCAGCGTGGCGTTCCAGTAGGTGGTGAAGCGCGTCGTCATCGTCGCGCCGACCTGTTGCGCGGCGATGCGCTCGCGGTCGCTGACGTCCGCCTTCTTCGCCCAGGCCTTGGCCAGCTCGACAGGAGCCTTGACCGGCCCACCCTTGTCGGTGCGGCCCGTCACCGCGCTCACCATGAAGGTGACGAGGCGATCTTTCTCTCCGGGGTCCATCAGACCAGATACCGCTTGTGGTTTTCGATCAGGGAGGTGAACCCGTTCGGCAGATCGTTGACGATGTTCCCGACGTTGATCGGCATGCGATTTCGCGCCCACTGACCGACCAGCAGTAGCGCCGCCTGCGTCAGTTCGACCGGCAGGACTTCATAGCCGGCGCTCATCGTGACAGTGATGCGAGAGCCGGTCTGACGTGCGGGCCATGCCTCGCCAGCGTCGAGACAGACGCCACGGCCAAGACTGTCTCCGTTGAGACGGTAGGCGGCGGCGCTGAGGGCCCGCTCCACGCCATCGACATCGACATAGGCGATCTCGGTCACGGCGGAGACTGGAGCTACAGGCAAGCGGGCTAGGTCGGACCAATCGTCCGCCTCGGCCACAGCTTCACGCGGCGCGAGGAGGGTGCTGGTCACACTCTGGATGTGGCCGACAGCCGTCGCCGTGTAATGCGCGATCAGCTCGTCTTCAGCGTTGCCCAGGTCGCGCAGGTGCGCCTTGACCAGAACGTCCCTTACCGGCGGGGCGGTCGGCTCAGCAAGGACGACCGGACCCCACATCAGCGGGTCTCCGGGGCGGGCTTCTTGACGGACTTCTCGACCCTGTGTTCGATGACCAGGACGGCGTGACCACCCTCGATCAGCCGGATCGCCTCAGCCTTGGAGAACCGATCAGTCTCTTCGCCGGGGGACAACGCGAAGTCATCTCCCGCGATGGAAGCAAGCATCTTGATTTTCATGACGATGCGGGGCGGCCACTACAGCCGCCCCGTCCCTTCGTTCAGGTCGCTTAGGAAGCGGCCGTGATGAGGTGCTTCACGGCGGCGGGTTGAACCAGCTCGCCGTCGAAACGGATCAGGCCAGCGATTCCGGTCTGCGGCCAGAAGCGTTCGCGCAAGACGCCAATGACCGGCGAGCCGACCTTCCGCACCCAATACTTCTTCAGGTCGCCGAAGATGACCGCCTTCTTGGCGGCGGCCAGGCTGTCCATATCTTGATTGATGCGGAACCGGCGACCGTTGATGGTCGCGGGAACGCCGCCCTGGAAGTCGCCCTTGTTCCAGAGGTAGTTGCCGTCGCCGTCCTTCAGCTTGCGAATGGCCTTCAGGGTCGTGTCGTTGAACATGAAGCCGACCCCCGGAGCTTGGCGGTAGGCCGGATCGACCGAGTGTTCCAGATCGATCAGCTCGTCAGCCAGCAGCGCGGTCGCCGAGGCGGCTGTGATGCCCAGCGAGGAGCCGGTGACGATGCCGTTGGGCGCCGAGGACCCGGTGCCGACCGTCAATTGGCGGTTGGCGATGCGGCCCAGGCGCTCACCGATCAGACCGCCGAGCAAGGCTTCCATGCTGAAGATCGAGTCCTGATCCAGTTCCCAGGACCATTTGATGAACTCGGTGTCGAAGACGAAGGCGTCCAAAGCCTTCTGGCCGAACTCTACGTCCTGCGAGCCGTCATCCGCGACAGCGTCGCCCTCGGTATGGGCGGCGCCGGTTTTCGCGGTGTCGTCCAGCGTTGGGATGGTCTGACGGTTACCGCTGGAGGTCGTCATCTCCTGCACGACATCGCCATCCCACATCGGCCCGTGGGCCTTCATGGCGACCTCGATGTGCGCCAGCAGTTCGGTCGGCACGGTGTAGCCGCCGGCCGAGGCCGTGCCTGCCGTCTGGGTGCGCTGCTCAAACTTGCTGGCGCCCCCGCGCAGGACGGTGCGCTCTTCGGTGCTCAGTTCGTCGATGGGAACGCCGCAGACGACTTTTGCGAAGACGCTGCGATACTCGACGCTGTTGGTGTCGTCGTCGCCGCGCGACTCGCCATCGGGCGGCGTCGGACGGCGCTGCTTGCGGCGCTCCTCGGCGCGAGCCTCGGCCTCTGCGGTGCGCTCTTCACGCTCGATCAGACCGCCCAGCCGGTCATACTCGGCCATGGCGTTGTCGTGGGAAGCTTCCAGTTCGGCGACACGGCCCTCATCCGTATTCGCGTTGATCTGGTCCAGACGTTCGCGGGCGCCGGTCAGGACGGTTTCCTGCTTTTCCCGCAGTTCGATGATGCGCGACATGGGTTTCTCCTGTGTTGTCGCTGGAAGGGTTCGGTCGAGCGCGGGAGCGCCGCCTTACTCTCGGCCCTTGAGGTCGAGGGAAATCTTCATGCGAAGCCTGCGCGCCGCGTGATCGAAGTTGTGAGCCCGGCGCTCCTTGCGGGCCGCCTCAAGCGACCGCATGCCGAGCTCAGTGTCAGGATAGGCGGGACGAGCGACGGCACTCACCTCGATCAGATCCACCTCATGGATCGTGCGCTTCGGCGGCGAGACAGTTTCGTCCCATTCGTCATGAGTGACGCGGAAGCCGAACGACATGCCCTTGATGTCTTTTCGCCTCAGCTGCACCGCAAGGTCTCGACCATCCGACGTATCGGGAAGGTCGATCTCGACGGCCAGCCCGTGCTGATCCTCGCTGAGGCGCAGCGTACCAGCCGTCGAACGGCCGATGACGCGGCCATAGTCGTGATCGACAAGCGCCAACACGTCACCGTCCAGCGCCTTCGAGAAGGTGCCACGTGCAATCACTTCCGTCCAGGCGCCGCCAATGTCGGCAGGGATGTCGAAAAGGGCCGCATAGCCCGCCGCTACGTTGCCGCCGCCATCGACAGTGCGAAGCTCAACGGGAGCTTCGAGAGACCGAATGTCATGCTTCAGGGTCATCAGGCCCCTCCGGTTGAGGAACGGGCGCGTTGCCCTCCTTGGGTGGCGTTCCCAGCGGCACGGTCGCGCCCTGGATGTAGAGCTTGTCGCCGCCCGGCTGCTTGCCGCGATTGTCGAGTGCGCGAGCTTCGTCGGGCGTCAGCAGGGCGCTGTTCACACCCTTGGCCAACGCTTCCAGACGGCTCTTCAGATCGCCGCGCATCAGGCCGTCCAGGCTGTGCTCGGCATAGACCTTGTTCCGCGCCGCGCCGTAGACCTTGAGGTTGATTTCGTCCTCGAACGCCTTCGCCCACTGGCTGATCAGGTGCTTGGCGAGGAACAGGTCCTGTTGCTCGGTGTTGGTGAAGGTCCCGTGGGTCAAGTCCTGCAGGAAAACCGGCGGCAGGCCGAATGACCGCGCGTGCTCCTCGGTCTGGAACCGGCGCGCCTCAACCATCTGGCCCTTGGCGGGATCGAAACCAACCGGCTTCAGCTCATAGCCAGCCGGGATCGGGAAGACGGGATCGTTGCTGTCCTTCGCCGCATCAACGGCCCGCTTGATGTCGGCCTGGGCCCGCTTGATCGCCTCCGCGCCAGCGGGCATCGGGCCAGACAACGCCAGCGGCGGTACACCGCCGCCCGCAAAGAAGTTGGCGCCATAATCCATCATCGCCAGCGACACGGAAATCGCCTTGCCGCCCATCGAGATCGGACTGCGAACGCTCAGTTGATCCGCCCGAAGCATGAAGGGAAGGTCGATCACTTCGTCAGCGCTGAAGGTCATGCCTTCGCAGCGATAGACCTTCCGGCCCTGGACTCGCTGCACGACAGTCGTTGCGGCGTTCATGGGCCAAAGCGCGATCATCTTGCGACCGCGACGCTCGATCCAGAACAGACCTCGGCCTTCAGTGAAGACCTGAGACCAGAAATACTTTCGTCCGCCGAAGCTCGACCATTCGGCGTTCAACGCCTCGTTCAAGATGCGTTGGTCATCGCCGCCCGCCCGCTCGACGCCAGCGTCACCCATGTCCTTAAAGACGTGCAGAGGAAGGTTGGCCAGCGACGACGACAGGAACGAAACCGCCGCCGCGATCGCCGGAACGGTCAGAGCCCTATCGACGGTGACGGGCGGCAGATTCGCTGACTGGACCCCGAAGAAGGACAGGAAGTTCTCGGACGATACGGGAACGGTGGGGTTCTCGATGGTCATCGCCCGCGCTTCGGGCGCACGACGGAAACGGTCGAAGAAGCTCATGCCGCCCCCATCAGTGAGAATGCCGGGTCGTCCCACGGCGACGGCGCCGCACGTTCGACCTCATTGTTGATGGCGAGCGCCAGCGCCGTGACCAGCGCGGCGATGCCGTCGATCCGTTCCGTCGATTTCGACTTGCTCGGCTTGATGTTGCCGGCGGCGTCCATCTCAATGGCGACGTTGCTGGCGCACCACTCGAGGATGGGATGCCCGCCATGCTCGAAGGCTGCGCCCAGGAGCAACCGCTCCAGTTCCTTCGACGGACCCGACAAAGACAAGAATCCCTGACGGACTTTCTCGACCGGAAGGCCCTCGTCCTGCAGCTGGATCATCAACTGCGTGGCGTTGAACGGATCGAAGCCGAACCGCTCGATATGGAACATCTCCGCATCGCGCAGGATCTGGGCTTTGACAAAGTCGTAATCGACGACGTTGCCCTCGGTCGCAATCAGAGCGCCCGAACGCTTCCATTTATCGTATGGCACCCGATCCCGCCGCACGCGGGCCTCGATATTGTCCGCCGGCACGAAGAAGCGCGGCAGGAACTTCCAGAGCTCACCCTCCGCTTCGGGCGGAAAGACAAGTAGCGAGGCGGTCAGATCGGTCGTCTGTGACAGGTCTACGCCGCCAAAACACCGCCGCCCGCGAAGGCTCTCGGCCATCTCTTCCCAGGGGGTAGGGCCGGCCAGTTGGCGCCAACGATCCATCGACAGCCAGCGGACCGCCTGCTCAGTCCAGATGTTGAGGTGATACCTTTTGAAATCGTTCTCGTGACGCGGAGATTCCTGCGCCCGCCTGCACTCGGCGCGCAGATAGTCGGGCTTGACGCTCACGCCATAGTTGGGATTGGCCGCACGCCAAGTCTCTTCAGAGGTCCAGTCCGCCTCCAGGTCGGCGGCGTAGACGATGATCAGCGTCTCGTCGTCATCGACGACGCCCTGAAGCACCTTCTGGCAATACTCGAACGTCTCCCAGCCAAAACCCAGGCGCTGGCCTGCCGTCGAAATCAGGAACTCCAGTGGCTGGCGCCTCGCCACCGAGGATTGGTGGACGAAGGTGTAGAGATCACCATTCGGCCACTCGTGAATCTCGTCCCCGATCAGTCCGGACATGGACAAACCGTGTTTGCCCGAGGCGTTGCCCGACAGCGGCTTGAACGCAGCATTCAGCTGCGCGCAGTAGATCGAAGGCTTGAAGGTCTCCAACAGACCAGACAGCGTCGGCGACAGGTTCACCATCGCCCCGGCCTTGGCGAACACGAGACGCGCCTGGTCCTTGTCCTTGGCGATCGAGTAGACTTGGCCACCAAGCTCGCCGTCGCCGATCAGCGCCAACAGCGAGACGCCGGCGGCCAGCTCGGTCTTCCCATTTTTGCGCGGGATCCAGACGATGCAGCGCCGATACTGACGCGTGGCGTCCGCCCGCTTCCATCCGAACAACGGACGGATGATGTCGTTCTCTTGCCAACCTTCCAGTCGGAACGGCTTGCCCGCCCATTCGCCCTCAGTGAACCGCAGGTGATCGTGGAAAAACGCAACGGCGGCCGACGCCGCCTTGTCGTCAAACCAATACTGCCCGTCGGCCCATAAACCCCGGTCTGCATCCCACGACGCGGCTTGCCTGATCCAAGCGGGCCGCTCCGGCGACTCGATCATGTCAGTTCAGCAAGCCAACCGGTCCGGCGGGCTTGGCAGCTTCCGGAGCTGGCGTCGTCGATGACGCGTCGTCGCGGCGCGGACCGAACAGGTCGCCAGCCGGATCCGGCGTCATTGAGCGGGCGGCGAAGATGCGTTGACGCTCAGCAGGGTTCAGGCCGAACACTGCCTCCTGACTTTCCAGCAGCCGGCCCAGCCGGTCGCCGATCAGGAAGGCTGGGTGAGCACGCCGAAGCTTCCCATGAGCGCTCTCGCTCTCGTAGGTCTCCCCCTCCTTATCGAGGACATCCTGCATCTTCAGCCAGCGCGCCAGGTTGCGGCAATAGCGCGCGAATGATTCCGCATCGACCGGCGTCAGCAGCTTCAGCCGGGCGACGTTCGGAGCCAGCCGGGCCCAAACCCGAAGCCCTTCACCCTTCAGCCAGGCCGGCGGCGCAACGCCACCAGTCAGCGCGATATCGAACACAGGATCGGCACCGATGCGGCGGCGCCCCGGATTGCCCTTGGCTTCCTTGACTACGGCCGGAGCCGGTTTGCGTCCCGGCTTCACTTTGCCACCTCCAAAAAAAGTTTCCAGATATCGCGCCCGCAATCATCGTCCGACCACGCCGGTCCCTAAGGGAAACCCGGCGGACTTTGGACCACCCCCTCCTGAGAAGAGGTCGCAACAGGGCGTCCCAGGCCTCGGCGAGGCCCTCATGCGTGGCGATCGCAACTGGCGATCAAAGGTCCGGGTGTGATCGCCTTGCCCGGCATATGAACGACCGAAGCCGCCCGCGCCCCAAGTTGCACGCAGCGCGGTCTGATCCCCATCAGGCCACAACGCAGGTCGATCGTTTGGTTCGAGCCCTCGCCCGGTCAGGCCGCTCTAGGATTGGCGCGGTGTCGGAAGCGGTGTCAGGTCCAGCCTGATCGCCAGAGCATCAATGACCGCGCGCCCCTTGCGCTCGACCCGTTGCTTGAAACCGTTGTGACAGTCGTTGCAGGCGCTGACCCAGTAAGCGCTGTTCCAGAACACCGCCTGATCGCCACGATGCGGATAGAGGTGGTCAGTCAGATCGGCGGCTTTCACTTCGCCGACC